ATAACCCCGTTCCTTCAGTCGGCTTATGCGTCCTCAAAGCATCCCTTCTCAGTGTTCTCTTGTATCACTTCAACCAACTCTTCTCTGTTAGGAGTTGAGAATTTAATGTTGTCGATAATACTTTGAGCACTTTCACATGATAATAATGTGGCGAGAAGTAGTTCCATGAGGATGAACGATCCGTTCCGAGTCGGCTTACTTGCGACCTGAATTGTATCAGGTTGAACGATTGTGTTAATACTAACACATGTATAGTATATAGTCAAGTAGTTTTGTAATTTATGTTACAGTTTTATAACTGTCCACCATATTGGTCTAGTAAACCAAGTTTTTTTATTTGACCCAAGTTAGATTTCTGACTTCTTTTAAGTTTTTTATACTCTTTCATAATCCTATCCACTTCACGTTCACTTACGTTAACCTTTAACTCTTTATCATCATTTTTTTCTACAAATCCAAGACCAGATTTTTTAACATCTTCTTTATGATCAATATATTCGTTTATACCTTCTTGTATTTCATCACGAATAAGTTGATTGATTTGATCTCTTAGTGTTTCGTCGTTCATTCTTTCCTCTTCCTTTTCTTTTTAGGTGGTACGGGTTTACCTATTGACTCAAATGTTCTTGGACTCACTATCCCCTTAGTCCAAGAGATGCCTTGAACATTTTTATAGGTATCATAATAATGATCAAACAACTCCAATTGTGTACCTGCTCTGGTTACATCATATTTGAGTTCATCTTCAACTTTATATGATACTAGGTAAGAATCAGAAGGCAATTTCTTATCCTCTGCCTTACCTATTTCACATTTTTCATGCAGTACTTGTATAGTCATCCTCCTCTACCACCCCATCTTATAGTTGGATATGCTTCTTTGACATGATCAAGAGTGATTTTGTATTTTGATTGTAGATTCTTCTCTTTAACCAAACATACAATCTCAGCTTCCAATGGATGCAATCCCTCAAGAATCTGAATGAACATAGTCTCTCTACGAAGACCATTTAAACTATTGTTTCCACCTTTAATAAAGTTAAAGAACTTTGTATATTCCTTACGAATAGTAGTACGATCTCTTGTTAAATCAGAAGCATTACCCATAGACATAGTATTGTTGAATGCCATATTACTAGCTTGTTGATTTATATTAGTGGTCAACGTACCAGTAGTATTCTGTTCATCTCTCAAACTAGAATAAGGAACCTCACCAGGTGGTAAAACTGATACCACACTGTCATCGTAATTCCAAATAAACAATGTCCTTATCGAAGGATCATCATATTTTTGTAAGACTTCAATCTTCTTTGCCTTTGCTCGTTGCTTTGATGCAAGATCAAGAACTTCAAATGCAAAAGGATTTGGTGCTAATTCAGGAAGTGGTTTAGGTGCTTGCTTGACCTTAATTGTCTTCGTCTTCGTTGTCTTCGCTGGTGTCATGTGTTTCAATTCTTAGGGCTAAAATTTCATCAGGAACTAAATTCCCATTCTCATCAAACATCTCTGGGTGAGTGTACACTACTTGAGGTGTTGTTTCATATGAATGCTGTCTTGCCATCCATCCTATCATACCTCCTACCAAAAGTGCAAGTAAGGACACTGTTGTAGTAAGTGTCAATGTTACTATGGTCATTTCCATGATGCTCCTCCACGGGTTTTCTTTTTGTTAATGCGTAAAGAAAACTCAAAAGTAAAGTGGATCTCTCTTTTAAACCAAGAGACCATTCTCTCAAACCTGATACCTAGAGGTTTGACCTTTCGAGTTTTGGATGGTCTTCCTCCTGCTAGTATTAATTCTACGCCTCTATTTATAGGTATATCAGAGGATCGCTTGTTCTTGGAGATATCTGATTGAGTCACTACATCCTCCCAATTTTTTTCCATTTAAAACAATTTGAGGAAACGTAGTTCCTTCTCCGAACTCTCCATAAAAACTAGGTCTATTAAAATCCTTATCTAAAGTGTAGGTAACGTGATTGAGTTGTGATAATTCTAGCACTTCTATGATCTTTTCGCAATAGGGACAACCTGGCTTTGAATAAACAGTAAAATTTAACGTCTCACTTGTCATCGTTGATACCTTTTTGTAAAAAACTATTTAACCTTGCCAGATCATGTCAGGCATTGGTTGTTGTCCTGGTCTGTTAACGATTAATAAGATAGCATATCCTACAAACCATATGATGTTAAACAACCATGCTTGTCTCCAGAGGTACTTTCGTACTCCCATAGCAAGGAACACATTCCTTACTGCTTTAGGATCATCTTCATTACCTGTTGCTCTGAGAATCTGTTCAATTATAACTGCAATGATTGTACCTATCACTAATGGATAAAATACAAAGTTTGCAAATGACATTATTGAGATTAGGAAAATCATTTCTTAAATACCCCTAGTTTAGATAGTAACCACATTGTAACTATTGTCCACCCTATAATGTACCACACAATCAATCTGCCTCCTCTTTATTCGTAAGTTGATTTCTTATATTAGACAGCATAGCTTGAGCATCAATAAGATTTTCAATGTCTGCTAAGAAAGAGGAAATGTGTTTACTTATGAAAGGTTCTTCACTACGAGCTGCAAATGCTAATGCATCTCTCAAATCATCTTGAGCTGCTCTTAGTGATTCTTCTACTGGTTTTGATATTGTCATTAGTCTAGTGAATCTAAATTGCCATGCTTAACTGGTTTGTGATCTTTCATGCCATCATGATTACCATCACCTGGTAACTTACCAAAAGCACAGTACTCAATTGCTTGAATGGATCCTTCCAACCTTTCTAATTGTGTATTTAACTCTAACCATCTATCATATGCAGGTCTTAAATCCTGCTGCTCTGTTTCCAATTGAGTTACTCTTTTGGTAAACCGTTGGAGTAACTGCTCATAATTTTCAGTAGTCTTCATGAATCTTTTTCCTCTTAATAATAATTTGGTCATTAGCATGATCAGGAACAAACTCTAGAACCTCATCGTGTTCCCACATGAGTTCCTCATAGAGAGCATTGAGTCGATCCATGTCCTCCCAAAGATCATTAATGTGTACGCTTTCATCGTCAGGCATAAAAATCTCTAGGTTAAGGTTTTATTATACGATATTTATTGTTCTACGTCAATATATCTGGGATTTTATCTGGACATAATAACGCACCTGCAAGTTCTCTCGCATGTGCATTGTGCTCACATAATTTATTCATCCAAATTCTCTCTTGTAGAGAGACTGGTACACCATCATCTGTTATCATTCTACAACAGATATCAGTGAGTTCCAATCGGTATTTTGTGCTTAACATGTTTAATTGCCTCTGGTAAAATTGAATACTCCATTCTTTGAATTGCTTTTGTTAATGATTCTACATCATCAGAAGCAAGAATAGGTACTTCTTTTTGGAGAATAATCTCTCCTCCATCCAATTCTTCATTCACATAATGAACGGTACATCCAGTGTACCGTTCACCTGCCTCCATTGCTTGTTCTACAGCATGTAAACCTTTATACTTGGGAAGTAACGAAGGATGTACATTTATCATAGGAGCAGGAAATGTAGATGGATTTTGAATAACTCTCATATATCCTGCAAGAACTATGAGATCTACTCTCCATGCCTCAAACAGCTTAATCATCTGATCTTCATCTTTGGCATTTACATAACAATGAGGAACACCAAACTTTTCTGCTCTTCTAATGGCACCACATTTCTTCTTATTATGTATCATTACGACTACTTCATCTTCAGTACAAGATCGTAATATGTTTTCAAAGTTAGTTCCGTTGCCAGAACACATGACACCTATTTTCATAATACTGGATACTCCTCATTACGTACAAACTCTGTCTTCATAGTTTCAAAGTCTTTCATCAACCTTTGCACTTGTTTCTTATCAAGTCCTGCAAGTAATTCGCAGTTTTCTAAACAACGATAGATACATTCCCTATCAGAAATGGGTGGAGAAATCTCCCACCCATCCTTATCATAATACTTTTTACCCTTAGTGACT